CCATCAGCACGCACTCGTCCCCCTCTTCCGGCTGCACCCCCTCAAATTCAGAAATAGGCACGGTTATGGTGTCCCCGTCAGAAGAGGAAACACGCACCCAGTAGTATTTGATGCCCGAACCCGTCCACACTTGGCAGTGCATCAGGTCGCCCTCCGCAAATGTGTTCGTGTCCTCGAACTTGATAAGGTAGTTTTCTCCGCTCTCGTCAGTTTCCACGGTCTTTATCTTGCCGTTTCCAGCAGACACGACCAACTGACCGCCTACCGCCCTAATCTTGGCAATAAGCAGCTCGTACACGGTCATAAGTTTGCGCACGGTCAGGCGGTCTATCGTCATGCTCCAGTCGCCTGTTGCGAGCATCTTCCATATTTGGAAGCCCTCACCGAAAAAGCCGTCAACAAACTTCTCCGAGCCTATCTGCCCGACAATTGCGGTCGCAATCTTGGCAAGGGTGCGTACAAGTAGGCTGTGCGCCTCCAAGTTTCCGTCCTTGTCGAACTTGCCGCCCGACACGCCCTCCTCGTAAAAACCAGCCTCTATGCCGTCAAGGAACTTCTTTAGACCAGTGGCGACATCGGGGTTTACTTTATGCAGGAACTCCGACTTGGCACGAAGTGAGGAATATACGTTGTGGTCGCTGGGGGTAGTGCCATCGTGCCGCTTGATAACATACACGCCACTGCCTCCACCTGAAAAATACTGCGTATTGTTGTAGGTGATTGAATCGACCTTTTCTTCAAGTGCCGCCCGGCTTGAATAGGCTGCGCTCTCGCCAACGGTATAGGTACAGCTATATCGGTTATCCAAACGCTTCTCAAAGGAGCGCACACGGCTGATACGGTAGCCGTTATCGAAGTAGCCCTCATTACGCAACTCCACCGCCTGACCAATATCCAAGTCCACGACATCGGAGGGCAGGTAAACCATTTCCCCGTTGCGCTCCTTGTACCCGGCACAACGCACAGGGTCGGTCGGGCAGTTGTATATGGACTTGTCTTGGCTCTTCTTCAAGATAATCTCGTGAGCCTTTGCCAGTAACTCCTGTTCGGCTTGCGGAATGAGCCTGTCGGAAACAAATTTAGTGTCGTAACCGTAAAGGATGTACGTGTCGCCATTCGAGGGCTTGAAGTTCTCGCTTGGCAATGCAATCCCGTAGTCCTCATTCCTGACAATCTCCCACAACTGCGCACCGCTTTGGCTCTCTGCAAGCCCGTCCGGGTTGAAAGTAACGGCAAAGTCCATTCCGGCAAGCGTTCCCGACTGGAAGATGATGCGAAGTTCCTCACCGGGTATGATGTACTCCTTTGAGAACTTCACGCCCGTATCTTTGAAGCGGTAGGCGTTCCATTTCACTTCCTCCGTGCTGCCGTCCTCTTGTTCCACCTTATCGGTGTATTCCTTTGTGGTGATATTAGACATCGTGCCGACACGGTGGGGGTAAATCTCATCAAGCACGACAATTCCCTCAACCACATCTTCGGGCTGCATATTGTCCCAAGCGTCTATGTGGTCTATCCCGGCAGGAAGTTTCAACCTACGTTCAACAACGCCCTCTATAACAAGGCTGTCATCTTCGTTCTTGCGGTAATCCTGCGGCACGTTACGGGTAGAGCCGAAAGCATAGAGCCGGGTGATATAGTCTGTGTCCTGCCCGTCCTCACGCTCCATTCCGTTTACCACATCGCCCTCCTCGAACACGACCGGGCTACCGTACTCGCATTTTGACAGATGTATCACGTTATCAGTTATCCACCACTCCGTTTCCCACGTTTGGGCAATCAGTGTCAGGGCATCGAGTAGGTTGGTGCTGTCGAACTCAACCAACTTCATTTCCGTGAGGCTGGCATCAATCGTGTAACTCCAATCGCCAAACCCGGCTTCACGGAGGTTGTCAACGAGTATCTGCATGAAATACTTGGGCAGTTGGGTCATTTTCCATGCTTTCTCACTGCCTTTCTGTCGGTTGTAGAACATCTTGCGGTTCACCCATTTTGCCCAAGGTGGGCAGAACTTCTGTTCATACGACCAACCGCCATCGGAACTGACATTGCGCTGCGGCTTATCAACGGTAACAATCTCGAAACGCCCAAACTCCGTTTCGATGTAGTCGCCTTTCCGCAGATGCACAAGCCTTTCAGTTTCAAAGGTCAAAAGCACGTATTCCTCTGCCATAAGTTCCTTATGGTACACGCTCCGCTCCGAAACCTCAACCGAATAGCGTATGTTGCCCTTTTTGTCCCTTATATCAATCATACTCTGTTCTTTGGGTTAGGTTCGTTCAACTTCAAGATGAATTTCCCAAGCCGTCCATTGAACTGCTTGAACTGCTGGCAGGAAACATAAAGGAGGTGGTACACCACGCCCGGCTGGTACTTCGTGCGTATGTTCAGTTTGCCCTTTTCAAGTTCTTTCACGAAATTGCTGTACTTTGTCAGGAACTCCGTCAGGTTCTTGGCTTTGATAGCAAACACAAGCTGCAAGTCCCTCTCGTCAATCTTCGGGGGATTTTCCTCGCCCGACAAGACCTGCTTGCCGTGTATGAGCGCACTTTTATTCTCGATGTACCCTTTTACCGGGGCAGGGGTCAGTAAGGCGGTGAGTGATGTTTCACCGAATATCAAGCCCCATTCATCGTGCGCATCTTTATTGTTTATGTAACACTCGCCTCTCATAGTACAATCACCGTTTCGTCCTTGTCAATAGTTACCTCGCAGCCCCCTACGTTTACTATCAGGAGGACAGCGTAATTGCTTGCCTTTATGTGGGCTTTCGCCCCGTGCATGAGCATGACCTTGTGGACTACCTTATTTTCGTCAAATTTCAATTCTCCGCACGTATCGCCTATCAAGGCAATATCTTTATCATTTGAGCGAGAAACACGCCCTAAATCAACGAAAACGCCAAATTGCTCCACGTTGTACGGTTTCATGCGCTGGAACATGGAGAGGCTGGGGAAATTCTTTTCCTCGCAGAACTCACGCCCCTGTGGGGAGAAAAAGAGCCAAGCAAGGCTTCTCCAGTCGCTCACCTTTCCCGAACCACTGCAAGCCCCGTAAAGGGATGCCGACTTCATTATTTCCTTTATCATAACTTCCGTGTATTTTTTTCAATCTTGCCCAACCGCTCGTTCATCTCAAACAACTGCTTCGTGTTCTTGGCTATCGTTTCAAGATGCCCGACTGCGAGCAAGGCTAAATTTCTAATCTCTTCCATGTTTTCCCGGTTGGCTATCACCTGCAAGCGGATAATCTTTACATCATCGCTAATCGTAATCAGCGTGATTTTATTCGCCTCCGAGTTGAGTTGTATAGCCGTAAACCGTCCGTTCAGTTCGTCTATGCTGTCTTGGCTGGCGGTGGCAAAACCCCTCTTGGTGCTGTCCTGCGATGCTGATGAACCCTCGTACATAAGGCTGTCAGCCCACCCGAACTGCCTGTCCAAGTCCTTTTGCAAGTCCTCTGCCATTTGGTACACATAATCCTGTTCCCATTGGGTAAGCACGTTGTCTGCATAGAACTGTTGCAGCTTCGTGCGTATCTCTTCCATTTTCTTTGAGGACTGGATTGCAGCCTTGATGCTTTCAGTGACCATCTGCTGCATCATCTTCTTGACTACATCCTTTGCGGACTTCGCCTTGTCGCTGCCGGAAGCCCAAGCCTCCGCATAGGCGTTTGCGAAGTTGTTTATAGCCGACTTCAAGTCCTCACCGAAAATCGCATCCACAGCCTTTTCCTTGTTCTCCGCAAGCACACGGTCTATTTCCTCAATCTGCGCTTCCCATTCCTTTATGCGCCCCTCATCGGTCTTTTTCTTGTCCCTTTCTTCCGCTATCTGCTGCCGTATCAGGACTTTCTGCTGTTCGAGCAGCTGGTTCTGCTGCTCAATCATCTTTGAGGCATCCTTTGAGTAAGCCTTTTCAACGGAGCGACCCAAATCGTCATAGGACTTGTCAAGAACCTCTATTTGTTCTTGTAGTTTCTGTATCTTCTTTTCGTGTTTCGCATCGTGCAGCTTTGCCAGTGCAGAACCGAGAGAGGAAACAAGCCCTATGGCTGCTCCTGCCGCTGCGCCCCAAGGACCGAATACCGCCCCGGCTTTTGCACCCGACATCGCTCCGCTGATTGAATCCATCGCCACGTTCAAGCCCTCTGCTATTCCGTTCATGGTGTCGCTTCCGAAAGCGTCCCCAAGGCTTGAGAACGTATCGGAAAGGAAAGAACCGACCTGTAGCACATCGCCCATTCCTTCCTCAATCATCGCAAGACCGTCTTTCAGCTTCTTTGCGTCATCCCCGGCATTGAACACCTTTTTCAGACCGTTCGACATCTTGCTGAAAGCCGTGTCCGACCTGTCAGCCTCGTTGCGTATGCCGTTTATCGCCTTGCGTATCTTTTCAAGTTCGTCAGGGGATTGGCGCAACGTGTCGAATGTTTCCTTGCTCATACCGAACTCAATGCCTTTCGCTTCGTCCCATTCTCCGGCAATGAGGAATTGCAGTGCCTGTTCCCCGGCATCGGCTATCTCACGCATATTCTTTACAGCCTTGTCGGTCATGTCCTCGAACAATCTGCTTACGGCTGCCGTGCTTTTGTTCGCTTCCACATCGAGTTCCGACAGTTCCCTTTCCATTTGGGCGGCAAGTGAAAGCCTGTCTCCCTCCGTGGTAGCCTTTGCCATCTGTGCGTTATACAGGTCAATGATTGCCTGGCGTTTCTCCATGTAGTCCCCAAACTCTTTCAGGTACTCGTTCATGGTCGTGCGCTGGCGTTCCAAAAGTTCCTGCCCCTCGTTGGCTTGCTTCTGTTCGGTGAACTTCTTGCGATTGGAGAAACTTGCGTTTTCCTCCGGGGTTAGGGTTATGTTAGACCCGTCAAAGGTCTTGCCCTTGTTAGCAGGATTAGCCTCAAATAATGCACGGGCGTTGTCAATCTTCCTTTGCAGATAGTCGGCTTTCTCCCGGTCAAGCATTTCAAGTTCTCGCTTGTGGTCGATAGCCATTTGTGCCAGTATCTTTTCTGACCCGTCCTGCATTGCATCAATTCGGGCTTGTTCTACGGCATACTGCGCATCCTTTTCAGCCCTCGCCTGTTCAACGGCTTGGGAGGCGGTCAAACGCTTGAAATTCGCCATTTTCTTTGCGTATTCCTCACGGTCACGCTTGGCTTTGTCGGCTGCGCTCTTGTCCTGTTTTGTGGTGGTGATTTCACCGCCCAGGTTCTTGTAGGCTTTACGGGCTTTTTCTTCTGCATCGGCAGCATCCTTATACTGCTTTTGGGTGTACTTCGCCTTATCCTTTTTAATGGCATCAAGTTTCTTCTTGGCTTCTTTCCAAGCCTTTGCCGCTGCATCGTAATCCTGCTTGTAGGTAGTCTGTGCGGCTTTTTCAGCTTCGAGGGAGGCGACCTTGCCCTGTGCCTTTTTCAGATTATCCTGTGCTATATCAAATTTGATTTGATACCAAAAGGTCATAACCTGTTTCCCAAACTGATTTTTTATCTTTGCCTGTTCCTCTTCAAGTTTTTTTCGTGCCTTGTTGTACTCTTCCTCGATTTGAGCAAGGTCGGCTTTAGCCTCCACGATTTTTGTTTCAATAGGTTTGGCTTTCTCTTCGGCTTCTTTCTTTATGCGGTCAATCTCATTAACCTGTTCTTGATAGTCATTTACGAAGTCTTTTAACTGCTCAATCTTGTTTTTCAGAAGTCCCGTACCAAGTTTTTTCCTGATGGCATCCTGCGCCTCCTTTGACATCTTCATCCAATTACCCTCCGCTTGGGATGCTTCCGAGAGTAACCACGTGTAACGCTGCAAATTTTTCTGTGCGTTCTCGTAGGTCTTGCGCTCCATTTCCTCGTTGAGAGCCTTGCGGACTTCGGTCAGTTCAAGGGCGGCAAGTTTCTCTTGGGTGTACGCATCGGTAATGGCAGGGCAGACCTTTTTCAGTTCCTCGTATGCTTTCAACTGGGCATAGTCGGTTTCCGTCTTGTCCTGAATGATAGATATAAGTTCATTGACCTTTTGCGCCTCCTCGTCCAGTTTCTTTTGGAACTCGTCTTTCTGCTCGTTGAGTTTTTCCTGCGCCTTTTCAGCGTTTGATGCTGTATCAGCGTAGAGGTAGAGAGCCGTAGCAACGCCCACAATTGCTGCGGCGAGCAGCACGTAAGGATTTGCCCAAGCGGTGATATTGAACGCCTGTTGCGCTGCCGTAAGCAGTCCCAGTTCCTTGCGGAACATCATAACAAGGCGAATGTTATCTGCGAGGGCTTGCGCTTTCTGAATGACAACGACTGCGGCAAGTATGGCTTTATACGTTCCGTATGCTGCGGCAATAGCAAGGAGGGCATTGGCGAACAACTCGTAATGCTTGATTGCTTCCGTGGCAAGGCTGATGCCGTCCACGAACACGCCCTGCTGTTTAGAGCCTATATCGTTGAGCATATCATCCCAAGCCCCTTGCAGGTTGGAAATTGCGCCTTGCAGACCTTTCGACTGCTTTTCAAGCATACCATTGAACGTGCCGCCCTCCCCGGCTGCGTGGGCGAAAGCCTCTGCGACCATGTCTGCCGAGATAGCCCCTGCCGACATATCGTCTTTAAGTTCCGAAATGCTCTTGCCCGTGATTTTCGACATTTCCACAAGGGGGTTGAAACCTGCGTTAATCATCTGCAACAGGTCTTGTCCCATCAGTTTGCCCGTGGAGGACATCTGCGAGAAAGCAAGTACAAGTGAGTTGAATTTCTCGCTGCTACCCATTGAAATATCGCCTATCTGCCGGAGTATGGGCATGACCTTTTCTGCCTCGACATTGAAGCCGAGGAGCGTTTGCGCACCTTTGGCGAGGTCGCCCAGTTGCATAGGTGTATTGACGGCAAAATCCTTAATCTCACCGAAAAACTCCTTTGCCTTATCCTTGTTGCCCAACAGGGTTTCAAAGGATATTTCAAGGGCTTCAATCTCGCCACGGGTCTTGATTACCGAACTGGCGAAAGAGTAAAGTTGCTGTGCCGAGAAATAGGCGACCACCGCTTGCCCGGCTCTGCGGAAAGCGGTATCAATACGTGCGCCCTCTGCTTCGGCTGTGCTTCCGATGCCGTCAAATATGTCAATAGCCTGTTGCGCTTCTCTGCGCAGTTGGGAATTGTCTATCCCAAAGCCGTAGTATTCTCTTCCGTCACTCGTATTCATATAAATTCCTCTTCCTCGTCTGCGTTATCGTTGAAATTATCGGGGTTGTTGGCATCCAGCCTATCGTCCCATTCCTCTGCCTCCTCATCATCGTAGGAGGGGGCTGCGTAACCGTACATGAGCAGGTTTTCGTAACTCATTTCGTAAAGGACATAATCGGGGGTGGTGTTGAGCATCTTTGCCCAACTATAAATCATTCCCCAGATGCTGTCGCCACTTCCTTTGTCCTTTTTAGCAGATTTGCTTCGCTGAGGGAAGTGGTAAGCCCGAAAAAATCGCTAATCTCCAAGTTGTTGAGCCGTTTGGTAACAAGTTCCCGGAGCGTTTTAGGCGAGCAGCCCTCCAACACCAGCGTTGAGAGGTGTTCCAACTCGTCCACCTCCACCTGCTCCTTGCGGTAATAGACCGTTTCCAAGCGCAATCTCTTCCACGAGAACACACGCTTGGGGACAACCTTATCTACAAGCACTTTTCTATGCTCGTTCACCCTCTTTGCACCGAGAATGAGGGTCGCCACAATCTTGCCCAGCACCTTGCAGTTTTTAGCCTTGTTCAAGACCTCAAACAAGATGTTGTCGGCATCAATCCTGACCTCCGGCATCCCGGCAATCAGTTCCGAAATGAGTATGATTGTTGCGGTGGACGGGGGCGCAATGGGGTACACGTTCCCGTCTATCTCCAAGCTGTCGCTTGAACGCTGCAAGATGGTGTCTGCTACTTTCTTTTCTATCGTTTCCATGTCGATATGTTTTTAATTAGAGAGGCTTCCGGGGGTCGAACCCGGTTTCACCCGTGGGTGCGTCTTACCTAATAGACGAAAGCCCCTGCCGTTTACGCTCCTGCTTGAGCAGCTTTCTTAAAGCGGCTGTACCAGTAATCCTGCGCACCCTTCAAAATCTCAAATTCAAGGTCTGCGTAGTTACCGTCCTCTTCGGAGTAACCCGGCTTGAAAGCAATAGAGGAAAGAGGTACTTTGATACCTCGTGCGCCTACGTTCTTTGGCGTTACCTTAACAGACCAGTCGCCATCGACAAGGTGGGTTTTCACCTTGAAATCGCCCTTGTCCTCGCCCTCTGCGGTAACTTCCTCACCCAATCCGAGGGTGCTGTAAAGTTCATCAGGCTCAATGACACGGGTTTTCAGAGTGAAGCCGCCCTCCTGAACTTCCTTGGCGACCGTTTCGCCCCCGGTGGCTTTCATTTCGAGAGCATCACCGTCAGACGGTTCAAGTGTGGTGGACTTGTCTTTGATAACACCAATAGACTTCAATTCCGTGCCGTTAAAGGCATCGTCAGCCCCGGTCGGTGCAATCTCAATGGTACACTTCGACCAAGCCATAATGATTTTCTGTCTTTTTGTCATATCAGTTAAATGTTATGTACTTAAATTCAATAGTTATGTTCACAAAATGCTGCTTTATAGTCTCAGCATTTATCGTTTCAGTGCCTTTTGAAAGGTCAAATTCATAGTCGGTGTCAGCCTCGTTAAGCACGTCAATTATCTGCTCGTCAAGTTCGGAGAGAGCGGTGAGCCTATCCTTGTCGGGGACGGGTCGCCCACTTCCGTTATCGAGGTCAGGAACGTAGATGTTTATCCTTGCTATGCCGTCCTGTATCTGCTCTGCCGTAGCGTTAGACACGGTAAGCACCGCATCCTCCACTTTGGAATCAGCCGGACGGCAGTCGCTGGGGTAAAACTTACCCGAAATTTTCCCCTCAAAAAAATGTTCGAGCGCATCGTACATTTCCTGCTCAATTCTTGATGTAGCCTTTCTTGCCATTGCTATAACTTTAACGCCTTACACAACTTGGGGAGCATCTTCTTGGAAAGCATTTCTGCGGACTCCAGCACATCGAGGCTCATTGCCTCCACGTAGCCAGCGTAACTCATTCCTGCAACCATGATGAACACCAGCCCCTTTGAATTTTCACTTATCAGCTTACGGAGGAACTTGCGCCCCTCTTCCGCACCTTTCTTTCCGTTGCCTACAACCTCGAACTTGCTCATCGAAAGCACCTTGCCGTTATCCAATATGCAGTAGCCTATGGAACTGGTAAGGTTTCCCGTTTGGCGGTGGTACTTGTGTTGTGTCCGGGCTACCTCCAAAGCTGCTTCACCAACGTATATGTAGTTGTTGATGATAACCTGCCTTTTCATCGCCATTTGGTTTTCCACAAATTCCTTTGCGTGTCCTTTGGGTGTAAGCCTCTTTACGCTCATACGGTAACTTTTACAGCCTCTACATAGTCGAGGTGTTGAACATCCTGTACTTGGAACTTGCCAATCACCGTCCCCCGGTTGTCGGTCAGAATGACCGTTTCATCCGTGAAGTGGGGGCAGTCGAGAGGGTCAATCAAAACCTCAAATGAAGCCTGTGTAAACACATTGTCTATGATTTTGCCCCTCTTATTGTCTTGCAGGGTCTTGATGTTACAGACTATCGGGTCGCCCGGTGTTTCCACAACCGGAACAGGTTTGCCGTGAGCCATGCCGCCACCAGTCTTTTTGACAATCTGCAATGTTCCGTTTTCGATAATCATAAGTCCTCACCTTTATATCCGTAAGTAACCCCTAATCCATCGGCATTGTCGCCTATTTCGTCAAGGATGCTCTCTGCCTCCTGCCTGAACCGTCTGCGGTCTTCGTCCGAAAAGCTGTAGGTGATGCCGCCCTGCGACACGTTGGGGGCTTTAGAGAGGTAGATGTACACACGGGCTTTCGCACGTTTGAACTCTTTGCTCCCCCGAAGTTCCTTTGTCGCTTCGGCATCAACGCTAATCCCTACCTCATCGGCTACATCTTGAATGGTAGCCAATGGGATAGGGTAGCCGGACAGACTTTTCAAAGATTGCAGTACGTTCATGCTTACTCAGTTTCTCCGTTGTTCCAATTCGTGTTCGTGGTGTTGATGAACACCAGTGAAGCACGGTTAATCAAGCCGGGCTGAACGTAGGCTTCTGCCATAGTAACCTCCAACATAGGGTTGAGGTCGGAGTAACGGGTCATCTTGTAGTACGATGCTTGCTGCTGCAACGCCTCCGTGTTAGGCACGTTAGGCACGGGCTTATAATAAGTCCAGCCAAGCTGCGGCACGGGAGCCAGCGCAACCGTATTGACATTCCACGGCTTGATAGTTTCCTGCGAGCCGTCCTTGTGTTCGATGGTTGCGTAGGTGTCAAGCACGAGGAACTGGGGATAACCCTTACCGTTCATGTAGCTGTTCACGCTGGAGAGGTTAATCATGTCAGCGGTGACAAGGTTTTGGTCGTAGCGAGGGAACAATCTGCGAGCAACGGACTTCTGCTGGATAAGTTCCTCAAACTTGGCTTTTTCCAAAATCGCATACTTGGGTTTTTTCAAGCCCTTTTTGCCGACTTTCTCCGCTGCATCCGCAACATCTTTCAAGCCGTCAGCCTTTTCCGCATCGCTCCAAGCGACCTTAACACCGATGAAGTTCTCCTAGATCGGAAGAGCGTCGTGTAGGGAAAGA